TTTATAGACAAATCTGGTTTCCGGTCGATAAGAACTTGAACTTGAAACTAGTGCACCTGCTTCAACTACAAAACTGATTTCTCCAGTCGTTGGCAAATCCCCTCTTTGCATCTGATATAAACGTGCCAGATTAATATCCAGCTGGTCATATCGAATGTAAATCGGTGAATCATCAACCGGCACATCAATAAAGTCCTTGTCATTGAGGTAATAACGTTCATCGTAATTAATTGCAGTAATGGTATTAGAGAACTGGTCAGCCGGTTCTCTTTTTGCAACCAGATAAGGCAGTGAGCCTTTGGTATCGTCATTAACTACGGTGTAGATAGTATTCACAAAGTCATCGGGACTAAGCTTTAAGGCCCCGTTCGGTAAACGCCCTAAAACTACTTTGTTCTTGGCAGATCCTGCGGTAACAGGAATAAGGTCCACTGTGCCATCCCCCATTTGCAAATAAATCACATAACTCTTGCCTGCAATAAAATCTACATCATGGCTTAAAGTCAGGATTAAACCCTCTTGCTGCACCACCTCACCACTTTGATGGATACCATTGCGATAATCAGCTACAGCGATCCGGTCACGTAAAACCAGTAATTCTGATTCTGGTGCCGCATCAAAGGTAATGGATTTGCGCTGGAAGCGAAGCTTGTTCCAAAGCCGGTACGCATTGAAATGCGCTTGCCACTTGTTACGCACACCTACAGATTTCACCTCTTTGGGGTTCTTGGCCCCTTTATCCGGTAGATAGATATTTATGCGGGTGTCGTCGGTCGGATCCGTGTATTCATAGATCAGTCCATCGTAGTCATCCATCACACCAAAGGTCAGATCATGCTTGTAACTATCTGGAATGATATTCCTGAAGTTAAACAGCATTACCGAGTTATCAGTTGGCCGTTCAAAATAAAGCTTGAGCTTGTTGTTTTGTCGATAAGCGGTACAAAACACTGCATCACAAAGATTGGTGACCAGCTCTTCAAAAGACAGGTTTGTATCATCAATTGTGGTGCAGAACTCAGCCGCTAGTGGTGTTCCAAAATAATCAACTACATCGTTATAAGTTCGGTAGATATTTTCCAGATCTATTTCGTCGATCGTACGGCGACCAATCTTGTCATCCAGTGCCATTGAAACCAGTGCATCAGCAAAGCTAGACGTTGGATATAGCTCTGTTGTCATTGCCCCGTTTTTATAAGTCGGCAACATTCGCTGAAGATCGAAGTTGATCTTACGGGACTTGACAGATAAAGCTCCAGTCGTTGCATATGTACGTGCACGGAAAACCGTTTCATGCTCATACGTTGTGCTTTGTAATGGATATGCACCATATAGTGCTTGCCACTTCACATCATCTACTACCGTTGTAACCGCCGGTGTTGGAGTTAAACGGCGAGCACGTACACTGCAGCGGCCCTGAAACGTGACCATATCCAGCGTTGCCCCAACCGTTTGGCGTGACTTTGCCGAACCCTTTAAAATGATCTGCTTCAGCATCGGATTACCAATGGCTGCACCAGATTCATTAACCGGTGTTACCTCAACTTCAATCGTGACGTTTACAGCACCCTGATTTCCACCTGAAGAAACGGTATAAAGTCCATTGGTGGCCACAAAATTACACAGCACCCGGCTACGTTCAACATTATCCAGAATGAATGGACCAATCCACTTTTCACCTATTGAACTGATCTTTGGTGATAAAGCTGCTGTTTGCTGGGCACTTAACTCTTTAACTTTTAACCAGTTAGCATTAACGGCCGCCGGATTTGATAACGTCATTCGATCATCAGCTACCGATAGAACACTGTAAGTGCCGTTTAAATCATAAGTCTGGCCGTTAAACGTGAATGAGGCATTGGTGATTTCTACACGGTCATTACTTACAAACTTAGTGGTTAAATCCGTATTGTTTGCAGATGCCCGAAGGATCTCGTTTGGATATGCAAAATGAAGATAGTTCGTACCTTCTAAAGACTGCGTATCTGCTGGACGGAGAACTTGGCCATTAACAGAAGTTTGATGCTGAACCGTTAGTGGCGGCGTGGTAATTTCGGTACCAAGCGAAAAATATGGCTCACCTGAAACAATATCTACACCTGGTCGAAAGACTTCTACCGATGCGCCGGCAATATCAACAATGTTGGTTTCACCATCATATGCACCGTTAATTTTATAGTGACCACGACCAATACAGCCCACTACATGCTCAACTTCAACGTTGTTTTCATATACCTTGTAAGGTACAGTAATCAGATCAGGGGTATCGTGAGCGGCACCATAAATATCAGCAATACGACCATTTACGCGAGTTTTATTTTCACGGTTTGATAATTCGTTATTTGCAGACGAGGATTGATTGTTATTCTGGTTGGTTTGGGTAATTGATGGTACTGGCATTAATAATGCAACAGCCACACCCATAACTATAGAGGCAACCACTATCCAAGCTAGAGTTATGGGGTCCATACCCTTGGGATTCTCAATTACAATGAAAGTGCCTGGCAAGAAATCGAGCTGCTTTAATTCATATGCATTTTTCGGCGTGACTTCATTCGCAAATGAAATTTCGGCATGATCCATATTACTTGTCGTATGGAAAATACGGACATGTTCAGGCATATAATCATATTTTGAAGTAAGCCATTGTCCGATGGTTTGAGCCTGCTCAATCGTCTTTTCTTCAGACAAAGCATCTTTTTTATAAATAATCTTAATCATAGTAACTGACCCGACTAAAACCCATTGCCTTGATCACTTCTTCGGATAAAAAAGTAACTCCGCCTTCCATCAAATGTAGAACACGGCCCAAACGAAAAAGCCCCACATGTGGGGGCTTGTTTCGGTATCTCGAGTGAAAGGCGACTATGCAGCCTTCCTTGGGCATGGGCAGTGGATTTAAAAGTTTTAACCTTGATGGTAGAAATACCTTTTCTTTAATAGGCTTCATAAAAAATTCAAGTGCTTCCACCCGGTCTATTCCATATAGATCCAATGCAGCTTCATGAGCAAAATGAACACAGTTGTAGTTTTCCTCGTCATATTGTCTATCAAGCAAATGATCATGACTTTTCATATAGCCCCCTTGAGACCAGTAAAGCGGTCTAGTGCAAAGATATCTCCAGTTTTAGCGGTATTTAATCGTGGAGATTCAGCTTTGAACGTCACAGCTTTATGGTTCATTGAAACACCGGCGAGTTGTAAGCCAAGCAGATAATGCATCGGTGTATTTAAATTATCTGAACTATAAAGCCGATAATTAACTGTTGGTTTTACATCCGGAAATTGACCTTCTATTACCCGTTCAAACTCATCCGGCAAAATATCACCAAGACCTGAAATAGAGACTGTTAAAGTCTGGTCTAGATCGCCCAGCATTCCGGATCTTTGAATTGTCATAGGCAGGTATTCATAAAGCACCTGCCCTTCACCTTCATTGTGCTGAACATACACCCCTCGGTCATCATTACGGACTACCCGGTAAGTATTCATAAAAGAAGGGTGTGAGAGTTCAATACATTCCAGTTGATAAATATCAACTTTTCGATTGAAAAAGAATTCGGCATATTCGTTATCCATTAGACCTCCCAATCTTTAATTAATGCTATATCGGCATTCAGGTTAGGCTGGTTTTGAACAACTTCGAGCTGTGCATTTACCCGGTAAAGGTTGCCGTTGACTTCATTGGTCTTGAACGAGTTTGGAATGAAATTGCATAGATATTGCTGACGTTCCCCCTGATCAATCACCAGATCCGCATAAAATGAAGCTGGCTTATTCTGGTAGACCCGCCAGAACGCCATCATTTTATTAAAATCGGATTTACTTAAATTCCAGTTCACATCGACAATATGACTATTACGTTTTACATCGATGTAATAGCGACCACGCCCACCATCCATCTGCTGACGTTTCACATCATCACCCGGTGTTACGCCATAGCCGCTGGTCTGAGGATTTAGCTTTAACTTGTACATAACTTTCCTTCAGGTAATAAAAAACCACCCCGAAAGGTGGTTTTATTGATTAACGATTCCGTCTTGCTGTCGTATTCTCAGTCAAAGACCGACTAATGGTTGAGTTTGGATTTGCGATTTGGTCACTTACAAGTTTCGGTACCTTTCTTGGAAGCTGCTTATCCAGTTCATCTGTAACAATGATCCGGACTGTTTGCTCATCCAGTTGTTCAGCTTCAACAGTTGCACCGCTGACTTGATTCACGACTTCAATCTTGAAATTGATTGTCGGTGAAGCAGGCTCAATTGAAGGCATAATCTCAGCTTGAGGTCGAGCAGCTTTACCCATCGTGAAGTCTTGAACATCATCCAGATTTGAACGATCCTGAACTAAACCACTGGATGAGAAGTAGACCTTGCCATCATGGAATAAGTCAGAATTTGCCGAAGACGCCAACTTAGGTGTGTCTCTATTACCTTTATAGATAATCTGAGTATCTTGAACCGGTTGATTAAAGATGTCAGCTTGCTTTTGGCTTTCTATAAAGGCATTAGAACTCATCAATGCACGGCGCATGACACTATCAGC